CTCTGGAACTTTATCTTTTGCAACTGTTAGCGGAACAACTATCAACAATAACGCTGATAATAGAATCATAACTGGTAGTGGTACTGCTAATACATTAGAGGGCGAAGCTAATTTTGTATTTGATGGACAAAATGCAGGAATAGGTGTTAGCACAGTTGATAACACTTCCTCTGCTTCGCATACATTGCAACTTGCTTCAGTAACAGATAATAATTGGAGTGGTAGCTTGTTGCTTACTTCAGCAGATGCTTCAAGCATATATTCAAGAATCGTTGCTTCAACAGATGGTCTTGATTTAGTAAATACAAAGAACACTAATATGCGGTTCTTTACAAACAACACAGAGGCATTGAGAATAAACTCTAACCAGCGAGTATCTATCGGAACTACAATATCTTCTGAAGCAAAACTAGACATAAGAGATGCAGTAACTGGTACATGGATTACTAGAATGGAAAACACCAGTGCTGGTGATGGTATGTTGCTTATAACAGCAGCTACCTTAGGTTCAAATGCTACTTCAAATATTCTTGATGTTAGGAGTGGTGGGACAAGCTATGGAACTAACCAAGCATTTAAAGTTGATGCAACCAATACTTGTTATATTAATACTACATCCATTTGGGGTTCCGCAGGAGCCCACGCATTAGCCATTCAATTTAGCGGTAACAAAGGAACTGGCATAGGATTTAAGCAATATAGCTCGTCTGCTACCGTATATCCAATGCAATTTTTCAACAGTGGAGCAGGTTCAGCAGGTAGTATATCTTATGTATATTCAAGCACTTCTTTCAATACTTCATCCGATTATAGGTTAAAAGAAAATATACTAGATATGCCAAGTGCTACTAACATGGTAAAAGCACTAAAACCTAAAACTTTTGAATGGAAAGTTGATCCTGATGATACAAAGCAATATGGTTTTCTTGCCCATGAAGTTCAAGATGTTTTTCCAAATGCGGTAGTAGGTGATAAAGATGCTATGCACCCTGCTGTTCTGTATGAAGCTGACGACAAAGAGGTTATTGCAGGAGATAAAAATGAAGGCGATGTCAAAGAAGCAGAAAAGATAAACCCACAACAAATAGACCATAGCAAATTAGTGCCGATACTTGTTAAGACTATACAAGAACTAGAAGCTAGAATAACAACACTGGAGAGCAGTTAATGGCAAACACTAAGATCACATCAAGAGTTATAGCAGATAATGCAGTAGGAATATCTGCCCTTGCTGTTTCCGATGGCTCTGATGGGCAAGTTCTTACTACAAATGGTAGTGGCACTCTATCATTCTCAACTGTTAGCGGCACAACTATAAATAATAATGCTGATAACAGATTAATTACAGGTAGTGGCACTGCAAATACATTAAATGGTGAAGCTAATTTAACCTTTGATTCTAGTTTAGTTATCACTAAATCAGAGGGGGCAGCTAATTCATTAAATGATCAAATAAGTTTAGAGCATACAAGTGGCACAACTGGTTATCATATAAAAACCATAAGAGCAGCTGCCAATGATAATCCTGATGGAATAGCTTTTGTTGAAAATACAACAGAAAGAATGAGGATTAGAGGTGGAAATGTTGCGATTGGAACTGATAGCCCTAGTACAGCAATTCCTTTAACTGCTTATTATAGTGGCACTAGTCAGTTTAATATTGGTGGTCCACAAAGCGGTATCTCTAATAATGTTTATTATAATGGTTCTGCTTATGTAAATAGAAACACTAGTGCAGGTGGATCACTACTACAAATGGGTACTGATGGTACTTTTGCAATGAGGAGAGCAACATCAGGTAGTTCACCTACATTAAATTATTCACTGTATATAGACGCTAACGGAGTTGTATCTGCTCCAGCAGGGATAGCTCTTGGTCTAGGAGAAGCAGTAACTACTGCATCAAATGTTATTGACGATTATGAAGAAGGTACTTGGACTCCAGCTTTTTATACATATAGCGGAGTAACAACATCATCAATTTCAATAGCATCTGCTATATATACAAAAATTGGAAATATATGTCATATACACGCAAAACTAGCCTGTACATTATCTTCATTGCCTGGTCAAACCGTTACTATAACTGGATTACCCTTTGCTTCAGTCGCAAGTAACACATACTCAATCATAGCTATAGGTGGACATACTTCAAATTCAGGTGCAAATACTCCTAAAGCACACTTTAGAACAAATGGTTCTCAACTGGACGGAGTATATTATAATGCAAGTAGCAATACAGCGTATTGGACTTACTCTAGTATGGACGCCCAACCATTTGAGATGAGCATACATGGATTTTACACAACAACATAATAATTATGTCTATCGGAGATAGGCACGGACAGGAGAAAAAATGGCATTAACAAAAGAAACAATTGAAGACAAAATAGAAATTGTAGGAGACTACAAAACTATACAAATAAGAACAGCTACGATTATCAAAGAAGATGGCGTAGAAATAAACAGATCTTTTCATAGACGCACATTAGAGTGCATAGCATCAGAAAAGAACGAGGACAACTCTTGGACTCATAATGATACAGATGTATCAAGCGAAAGCTCAGAGGTTCAAGGCATAGCTACAGCAGTTTGGACAACAACAGTCAAGAACGCTAAGAAAACAGCTAACGAGAACGCATAAATGGCAAACACAGTAATACCAAGTGAACTCCTAGCAGACAGCAGTGTCGCTACGGCTAAGATTGCGGATGATGCAGTAAGCGCAGACAAGTTAGCATCTAATGCTGTAGTAACGGCTTCAATAGTTGATGATGCGGTAACAGGCGCAAAGATAGAAAACGCTGTAACGATTGCTACTTCTGTTACAAGTCCATTGGTAGACGGACAGAATTTTAAGATCAACGGCGGTCAAGGCTCGGACGGACAGTTAATGACATCCACAGGCTCAGGCGTAGCTTGGGAAGATGCCCCTGCTGGTGGACCTACATTTAAAACATTTGGTACTTCATCATTCATGGTTGGTGATGATGCTACAGGTACTATCAATGCAGCTGATTACAACACTGGTGTAGGTGTAGATGTATTTGCGGCTTTAACAGAGGGTGATAAAAATGTTGCAGTTGGTTATGGTGCAGCAAAAGACCTTACCACTGGAGTTCAAAACACCGCAGTAGGTGAACAGGCACTAACAGGAGTAACAACAACCAATAATAATACAGCTATAGGATATAGAGCCATGACAGTAGCTGGTGCTGCTGAATGTACAGCAATAGGAACACAAGCCTTAAATGCTTGTTCAGGCTCAGATAATACTGCTGTAGGATGGCAAAGTTTAGTTAATAATTCTTCAGGGTCTAACAATACAGCAGTGGGTTATTGGTCTTTAAAATCAATGGCAACAGGCTCTAGCGGAGTAGCTGTAGGTTGGAAAGCAGGATATAGCATGACTGTGGGTAAAACAGTCGCAGTGGGAAGTGAAGCCTATTACACAGGTACAAGCACAGATGATTCTGTTTTTATAGGAAATCGTGCAGGATTTAATGTTACCACTGGTTATACCAATGTAATTATAGGTGATAGAGCAGGAGAAGATGATCTTACAACAGGATATGCAAATGTAGCAGTGGGTTACAAAGCAGGCAGACACATGACAGGATTTGCAAATGCTTTTGTGGGTTCAGGAGCAGGAAGTGATAATACAGGTTCATACAATACTGTTGTTGGTGCAGGTGCTTCAGTGAGTGGCGCAAGCAATGGCGGTATAACAATTGGGTACGGAGCAACATCAGGAGCAGCAGGCACATACGCAACTCTTGGTTATGGTGGAAGTAAATCTTGGATTTCTTTAGGTGCTACAGGTTGGAGTGGAAGCTCAGACGAAAGGTTAAAAGAAAATATACGACCTAGCAAAGCAGGACTTGCATTTATAAATGATTTAAAACCAGTTAATTTTGATTGGCGCAAAAGAAAAGATATTGATGCTGAATTATCAAATCATAAAGCTGAATCTGATGCTAGGTATGAACAAGATAATCCAATAGGTAAAATTGGTTTTATTGCCCAAGATGTGAAAGCAGCGTTGGACAAACACCCAAATGTAATTTCACATTTATGGGAAGAACAAGATGACGGTACGCAAGCATTGACACCTAATGAATTGATACCTATGTTGGTAAAAGCAATACAAGAACTTTCAGAAGAAGTGGAGAAATTAAAAAATGTCTAAAACTGTAGATCAAATACTTCGTGGCGCAGATGATTCTGTAACTTTAATAAATCAAATAAATAGTGGTGATTTCTCATACTTCATGGAAGGTTATACACAAGCAGTCGTTAATCGCAGAGTAACTGATAATGTGGAATACATTGAAAGCGTGCTTGCATATGAAGAAGTAGAAGCAGATGAAAGAGATAAGTCTAGTTATACAACAGCCATAGCAACAGGCAAGACTTATATTTCCAATAATTCTTAATGATGCTAAGATATTAATTTTACAGGAGTAAGTTATGGCAGAAGCTAAAGAAAACGGAAACACTTTAACCATTGACGGAGTTGCACATGATGCCGACTCTTTCTCAGACGAGGGCAAGCAACAGTTCGTTGAGTTGTCCATTGTTGAGGAGAAGTTAAAGCTATCCAACCAAAGATATAATGAGGTTGTTGTTGACTTGAAATCACAGAACGCTGCAAAGGCTCAATATATCAAAAACATCATGGAGTTAGAGGGCATAGATGCGAAGCAAGAGGATAGCACCGAAGAAGAAACCAGTAGCGAAAAGGGCAATAAAAAAGCCAACTAATGTTACTGCTTTGGAGTTGCACGAACAGATATGTGCAATTCGGTATGAGAACCTAGACAAGAGATTAGAGTCAGGCTCAGCTAGATTCATTCGCATGGAAGCTATGATATGGGGCTTGTATGCCGTGATCGTAGGCTCTTACTTATTAGACAAGGTAGCATAATGGCAGGATTAGTAGTTGACACAGCCCCCACACAAGAACCAGTAACCCTACAGGAAGTTAAGGAATATCTAAGAGTAGATGATGCCACAGACGAGAGAGTGGTAAGACCTTTTATAGAGACTGCTAGACGATTCTGCGAGGAACATACTGGTAGAGCCTTGATGACACAAACCCTTACGCTTTTCCTAGATGCCTTTGAAGATGTAGAAAATCCTTTGTGGGAAGGTGTAAGAACTGGTCCTTACCTAAACTACTACAAAAACTATGTGGTATTACCTAGAGCACCAGTTGCATCTGTGAGCCATATAAAGACCTATGATGATGCGGATGTGGCTACAACCCTCGCAGCTTCAAAGTATTACTTAGACAACGCTAGAGAGCCTGCTAGAGTGGTAATGAGAACAGGTGAGTCATTCCCTACAGCATTACGAGTAGCAAACGCCATTGAGGTTAAATATGTGACTGGCTACACCTCGCAATACAACATTCCTGAACCCATAAAGCTAGGTATCATGCAACACATAGCTTACCTTTATGAACACAGAGGTGATATGTATGATGCGAAGCTACCCTATCCCCCAATGTTGAGATCGCTGTACGCACCTTATGTAATTCATAGAGGGATGGGTTCATCCTCTCTTATGGCTCTCGGTTAAGATGGCTAACAGTATCGGCAAGATGCGATATAGGGTAAAGGTTGAGAGAGCAACCAATACTAGAGATGCAGGCGGTGGTCTAGCACAATCATTTGGCTCTGTAGCTACTATCTACGCAAACATCAAACCTAAGAACGCTAACAGCACCTACAGACAGGGTATGTTGCAGGAAAAGGTTACGCATGAGATAACCATACGCTACATGAAGAACATAGACACCAACAGCAAGATAACCTTTGGCACTAGGTCTTTTGCAATCAACGGCATTATCAATGTGGACGAGAGAGATAGATTCCTTACATTGCTTTGCGAAGAAGGTATTGCGATATGAGTGATGGCATTGATCTAAAGATTTCTAACCTTAAAGCATTTAACAAAAAGCTACAGGCAACCTTAGATGATAACAAGGTCAAGGAGTATGTTACTCGTGGCACTATGATGGTACAAAACACCGCTAAAAAAAGCATACTTGCAGGCGGTACTGGTAAAACATATCAAAAATACGAACCAAGAAGAACACACACAGCATCAGCGCCAAATCAACCACCTGCTAGTGATACTGGATTTTTAGCAAGTCAAATAACAATGGATGTAGATGTAAAACCTAACGGCACAGTTGTAGGTCAGATTATATCTGCAGCACCTTATTCTAAGCACTTAGAGTTTGGCACAGTCAATATGACAGAAAGACCATTCATGCAACCTGCACTTATGAAAAACAAAAGAAAGATACAATCAATGTTTAAAAAAGGTATTCTAAAATGAGTGTTGGTCAATTTGCACTACAGTCTAGTATTTATACAGCGCTTAATGTGTCTGCAATTACCACTACGCTTGCCTGTGGTGTCTATGACGAGGTTGTTGAGGGTAACAGCTACCCTTTTATTACCTTAGGCGAAGAAACTGCGATAGATTACAGCACAAACAACCTAGTAGGCGCTGAAACAACAATCAATATACATATTTGGTCAAGGTACAAAGGCTCAAAGCAAACAAAACAAATTATGGACAAGATACATGATTTATTGCATGATGTAAGTCTAACTGTTAGCGGTGTCAATCTAATTAACCTTAGATTTGAGTACAGCGACATTATGAGAGACCCTGATGGGATAACTCGGCACGGTGTCATGAGATTTCGTGCAATTACACTAGGTACTTGATTCAATACCAAATACTGAAGTAATACGGTGGCAGATGCCTTATTTTTTAATTAGAGGAATAAATACCCTCTGTATTTAGGAGTATATTATGGCAGCACAAAAAGGTAGTGCAATGCTAATGAAAGTGGGTAACGCAGGTTCACCTGAAACTTTTACAACAATAGCAGGGCTTAGATCAACAAGTCTAACAGTAAACAACGAATCAGTAGATGTAACTAATAAGGATTCCTCAGGTAAGAGAACTTTATTAGCTGCAGCAGGGGTTCAATCAATCAGTGTTTCAGGAAGCGGTGTATTCACAGACGGTGCATCAGAAACAACTGTCAAAACAAACGCTTTAGCAGATTCACAGAACAACTATCAGTTTTTAGTTCCTGACTTTGGTACTTTCACAGGCGCTTTCCAAGTAACCAGTTTAGAGTATGCAGGTGAGTTCAACGGAGAAGTTACTTACAGTATGTCCTTTGAATCAGCAGGTGCAATTACATTCGCAACCGTATAAGGCTATGGCTTGGGAACAAGTAAAAGTTAAAGGCGAAAAAAATACTGTTACAGGAATGATGCAGGGCGATCAATTGGATATGCCTAATGTATTAATCGGTAAGAGTGTCAAGGTTAATGG